TTGAAGTCACCCTTGGGCTTGAACCCGAAGCAGTTGACGCCAAACTTGGTCGACGGGTCAAAATACCCGCCGTTGACTCCGGGACGACCGCAGCGAGTGCGACGACCCGTGTCCGCCTCCTGCTGGAGCTGCTCCCAGGTGGACTTCTGCGTAGGATACAACGCCATTCCTCCCGCAGACCACCCGTAGCTGCACCACTCCGCCCCGCGGTCGTGGGCTTCCAGAATCTGTTCGAGGGTTGCGAGCTGGGAATCGTAGGCGGCACAGACTGCCGCGGCCTGATCGTAGGTGAACAACGAGTCGCTCACATGGAACACCTCGCTTCCCACCATCGGTCCACCGAGCACTTTGGACGCACCGATCGGCACCTCGGTCTTGGTCTCCGCAGGAGGAAACAAGTCGTCCAGGATCTTCTCCAGATTGATCATTCCGTAGTAGGAGAGCACCACGAGGATCAAGGCAATCATCAGCCAGAGCACCAGAACGGAAAAGAGGGATCCTGTGGAGACCAGGACCACAAGTGTGAGCACGACAAAGAAGACAATCGCCAGGATGCCGTAGAGTCCAGGCGTCGGGGTGGGTTCTGCGGGTCCCGTAGATTCAGGCATTTCTTACTTATTGATTGAGACGATAATACATGAGAAACCGCATCGAGTCGTCAAGGGGCATGCGAGTCGGAGAATACGTCTGAACGTGGCTGTCGTCAAGACGGCACCAGGGATTGCCCGGCGGGAGGTTGCGCCCCCAGGTGTACCAGTGCCCGCCCGTGTAGCAGACGATGGCAAAGAGTGCGTACTTGATGCCGTTCAAGACAAGGACAGGTGTATACGAGACTGACGTTCCAACCGAGACCATGTGGAACGTGAGAATCTGGGGGAACTCCGCCAAGAGCAGCTGCTTGGTACACCCGCGGTGCGAACATTTCTCGCACTTCCAGTCAGGAATCTCGTGGGGACGCACTGCCTCGGCGATGGCGTCGGACACTGTCTGCTTCTTCGCCGATGGCACGATGGAGAACTCGTGCATCGTGTCGGGCTTGGACTCGGTCGTCCAGCAATGCTTGCACTGAATGGATTGGACAACTCGGAATCGCATGAGTTTGTCCAGGAACGGCACCTTGTCGCACAGGAATTCAATGAGTTCGTGAGAATCGCCAATCCCCTCGCCCGCAGGCATGTGAGGAGAGGTCTTCACGCACTCATAGAAGGATTTGAGGCCCTCATCGCCCTTGCTGCCCCACAACTCGGCAAGGCACACTTCGATGGGGTTGGAGTCGTCCTCGTCGTTGGTCGAGAACCGGCTCTGAAGCTCGGGGATTCGGAAGACACTCTGGAGGGCCGCGTTGATCCAACACGACCCACGAATGTTGCGAAGTCCGAACATCTTTATCTCTGGAAGGCTGAGAAATCTGTCAGGAACGGAACGGGTTCCGTTTTCGACGAGAGGCTCGACATGTCAAAGGTCTGGGCAACCCGGAAGGGATCCGGGATTCGCTCCATGTCTCCCGGCGTCCTGGAGTAGGGGAAATACTGCGACTTCTCGGAGGCTCCCAGCGAATCCAGCGATGGCAGATCGTCCCACCCGTACATGCCACGAGAGGTAACACCTACACCCTCAATCGTGGTCGTTGGCTCCGCTTGTCCTCCCAGGAGCTGAGGATACGAGGTGAACTTGCTGCTGTCCGCGGTGTTCCCGTTGGGAGACGGATCCCCGAACGAGGTAAAGGCGGGTCCAAAGATGCCGTTGGAGGAGCTCGGAGTCGTCAGCGTTGCCCCACTGGACGTGCTGCCTCCCGTGGTTGTGGTTGTGGTCGCTGCCCGACACGAAAACACTCCGTCCATCAATGCGATCGTATACCCGCTCGGGCACGTGGGATCGGGACCTTCTGGAATACATCCACCCCGGTCGTTGTCAAATACCTTCCCAGAAGGGCACTGCGGGGGCACTATGTCTGTGTTTGTCTGCCCCCTGCAGTTGCGAGCTGCAGTGGGGGTATACCCGCTCGGGCATGTAAAGTTCTCGGCGGGAGCATCCGAGATACATTTCCCGCGAAGAAAGGTTGAACCGGCGGGGCAAATTGGCGAGACCGTTCCAGTGGGTCCCGACGGCCCCGTAGGTCCCGTAGCACCGCCCGTAGGTCCTGTCGGCCCGCCTGTCGGTCCCTGCGGTCCAGGAGTGTATCCCAGGTCTGCCTGGACCTGCGCCGCATACTCCGAATCCCTCGCAAGACCCTGCTGGTCTACGAAATAGGTCTTCAGCACCTTGCGCTTGGTCTCCTTGAAGTCCGAACTCCCGAGGGTGTCCACAAAGGAATCCACCATGGCGTTCGTAATCGGAGTCGTAGCAGGCTTGAACTTCTGGGTAAAGAAGTCAGCAACCGTAGGGGCAAGATAGCCTCCCGCAATCTCCTCGTGCTTCGAGGTGTCTCCGCTCGATGCCTTTGCCTTGGCAAGAAGAGGTCCGCGGTCCGCAACCGGCACCATTCCAAAGATACGGATCTTCTCCTGGGCGTCGTAGGGAGGTGCCTTGATGCTCGGTGTGGCGTCGAACCCCTCCGTTCGGAGTGCGAGAATCAACAGCACCACCGCAATTCCAAGAAGAATCCAGAGGTTCATTGTCTTGTCTCAAGACGAACTTCTGTCCCGAGGAATCGGCGAATACGCGGCGACCTTGCTGAACTCGTCGGGCACGGTAGGAGTGAAGAATTCAAACGTGCTCACCAACACCATCAGCCAGATCATGAAGATGGCGAAATAGGTGAACCCAAAGAAGGTCGCAATCGTAGCGATGATTGCGAACGTGGTAATCATTGCTGTTAGGTCACATTTTTCGCACACGGGCAGACACTCGCAAACTGCGCGTCCGTCCAGCTCGTCGACTTGTCATCCCACTCTCCTGCGTTGCGGGGTTCGTCGGGTGGTGTCACGGGTGCGTAGATTCCCTCAGGCAGTTCCCCAAACCGAGGATCTTCAGGCGTATACGGCTTCTCAGGGCGGTCCAACGGGTCTACTGCCAGTTTGGGATTGATTGCGGCGGTGGGTTGAAACCGAACCTGCTTCTGCTCGCGAGCTGCTGCCGTTGTCGTCCTCTCAATGGAGAAACTGGACACGATGATACTCCGAAGCGCATCCTTGTCGGAAACTGCAGCCGCATCGGGCGAATTCAAAAAGGCTTCAACCTCCGTGTCCTTGGGCTTGGTCTCCGAGGGGACGTAGACAGTGTCGTAGAACTTCTGGAGCACTTCGATGTATTTGGCGTCGTTGCCTCCAATCGGGGCGGCCGCATCAATCTTGCTCACCCAGGTGGCGTCGGACAACGAAGGGCGGGTGACTCGCCTCTCGGGGTCGACATAGCCCTCCCGAATCGTCCACAGGAGAAGGACGACTGCGATCGCAATCAGAATCCACATTGTGTTCTACCGAGCCTTATTTCTTCTGACTCGTGTTCATCGGCTTGGGAAGGTCCTTGTGCGGAATCTTGTCCCGAAGGTTCTTGCGGTTGGTCTCCGCCATGTCCAGGTCGTAGACGCCCGAGGCAATGGCTTTGTTGGACGACTCAATGCCCTCCCACGAGGGCGACATGGCAGAATACTTCGCCTGTGCGGCTGGATTCCGAGGCTTGAATTCCAAGAATCCTGTGCGATCTCCCATTTTCTATGTCTCACTATAAATGTCGAAGAAGCCTCGCACGATGGTCCTCTTCTTCATGCAGGGGTGTTCTCATTGTGCGGCAAACCAACCCGCCTGGGAAGATGCGTGCCGTCAGATGAAGGAAAAGGACCCCGGGATTGCCATTGAAGAGCACGAGTCTCGGGAGGCAGAGGTCATGAACAAGGAGGGTGTGAGCTCCTTTCCGACGATGAAGTTGAAGGAGGGCGACAAGGAGGGCGTGCTCGTCGGCAAGCAGTCCTCAGGTGAGGACATTGTCACCAAGCTTGAGACCGACCTCGGGAAGAAGAAAAAGAAGAAGGGAGGCTCACGTCAGCGGCGCACCCACCGGAGACGCGCCCGGAAGCTCATTCACCGTACCCTTCGCAACTACGTAGGTCTCCGCTAGACCCTTCTGATTGCTGTACTGGGCGTTCTTGCCCAAGAACTTGAGGAGACCCTCGTGGTCGTCCTCGGGCACGGTGTGGAAGTTGCGCTGGGCCTGGACGAGGTCAAAGACGTCCGAGGTGTCCATGTAGATGTTGGAGGTCTGGGCAAACGCCTGGTTGACCTTGTCGCGAACAGCCATGGAGGTCACATCCGCAGCAGGAGGGCGGTTGGGGTTGTCGAGGATGTCCGTGAGGGGCGCGTTCATGAACGGGTTGTCGGGGGTCGGGAGCGTGCGCTCCTCGCCGACATACGAACTGACGAACGGCTCGCGAAGCTTCTTCGCCTGAGGGAACCATGCCTTCAGGACGATGGTGAGCCCCAGCACGAGGGGAATGATGAGCATGTAGCTCGGGCGCATGGTCGTCACAAACAGGAGGAGGGCGAGATACACCGAAAAGCGGGCAACGGCATTGAGAGCCGAGGGCACGCTCATCGACGGCTGGGGAACAAATGTGGACCAGGTGTCCTGGGAAAACAGGACCGAAGGTTCATCATACCAGAACGGTTCCTGCGAAGTCATCTCTTATCTACCCTTGCGGAGTTTTTCCTGGTGTCGCTTCTGCAGACGAGCTAGCATGCGAGCCCTCCGCGCTTCGGGGTGGTTGGAGAGAATCTGCTCGGCGGTGTTGCCCGTGGTGTTGCCCTCAATCCCCAGCAGGGTCTCGTTGAGATAGGTCCCGAAGGAACTCTGGAACTTGGCACGAATCCTCTCAATGTCGCGCTGAAGCTCCGCCTGATCAATCTTGCCCGTCTTGATGCGGTCCTCCAGAATCGTCTTCGCGCGATCCACCAGGCGGTTCAGCACCTCGCTGTTCTGGGGGTTGCGAAGGAGATGGAGGACATCCTCGGGGTCGTCAAAGTCAATCCCCAGGTCGGTGATGTCCAGGGACTGCATCATGTCGGTCACCACCGAGACGAGGCGAGTGCTGAGGACAAGCTCGAGAAGCTCGGACATGGAGGACTGCGTCTCCTCGTCGGCGAGAATGGACTCCAGCTCCTTGGACTGGTCCTCCGTTGCACCCATCCCGGGGATGGCGCCTTTCAGGGTCTCCAACACCTTGCTGATCTTCTCGCGAGGATTGCCCTGGAGGAGCGTGCCAAAGAGAGCCATGAAGAGAAGCTTCCACTCCTCGTCGGTGCCCTCCCACTTGGCGGTGATGCCCGGGAACAGCTCCACCTCGGACATCAGCGTGTTGTCCTTCTGGATCACACGAAGCAGGTGGGGAAAGAAGACCTGCTCCAGGTGAGAAAAGAGCTCCTCGGAGGCCTTGGGAATGCCCTCCTGACGCTCCTTGAAATGATTCACCAATTTACGAAGGGAATCCATAGTTTGATGTTCTTACTCCTAGTTGTCTAAACGAATTCAGTTGTTTCCGCCCCGAGACGCAAAGAGCTTGCGGTCGGACTCCGTCAGGCAGACACAGCCTCCGTCGCGGGAGAAGGGAGACGGGCAGCAGTCCGCACTGACCTTGTTGTCCTTGAACTGGAAGAGCTCCGTGTCGTTCGCCATCTCGTAGGGACGCTCGGGAACGGGCTTGGGCTCAGAGCCAAGGATGGGGGAGGACGCCATATAGCCCGAGACACCCTCGGCCGCCTGCATGTCCAGGGGCATGCCGACCTGACGCTGGGCGAATGTCTCCTTGGAGCCCTGGTTGTCCTCGGTGGACGCCTTGGCGGGAGGAGGAGAGACTGTCAGAAAGAGTCCGGCAAGGACGGCTGCGAGGAACAGTACGATCACGGCGATTGTCTTCTTCATTGTCTTCAGAGGAACAAAAAAAGCCCCTCCCTCTGAAAACGGATTTGAGGGCGCCTCGCCCCACCGACTCCATCTGTTCAGAATGAATTACTCCGCCATGTCACTCGTTGAGCTCAAGCAGCAGGCCAAGGGCCGCCGCATCAAGCAGTACTACATCATGAAGCGCCTCCAGTTGATTGAGATCCTATCCATGGCCGAGCTTCCCGAGTCCATGAAGATCGAGAAGTACACCATTCACGAGCTCCGCGACATGGCTCGGGCCAAGGGCATGCGGGGCTTCTGGTCGCTCCCTCGCAGTGAGCTCGTCAGCAAGCTATTTCCCGGGAACGAGGGTTCCGCGCACGAGAATAAGAAGAATTAACGCCACGCAGACGAACATGATGACCCACAGAAGCATGACGCCGAGGAGGTATGGATACAGCATGTCCAGGACGGTCGAAATAATCGGACGAAGAATTGTCTGTTCGAGGGTCGTCCGGACCTCTGGGCTCTTCAATCGGTCCAGTGCGTCCCGGACCAATCCATCCAGCATTTTTGTCATGCCGAAATTTGTCTACTTAGTCTAATAAACATAGAATGGCGAAGCTCAGTCAGACGAAGCTTGTTCGCCTCGGCCTCATTCTGGGCGGGGTCGTCGTCCTCTACATGCTCTTTACCTCCTACTCCGGTGCCAAGGCAGCCGTTGTCGATCGCGCCGAGGAGCTCGGTGGCTCGGGCTCTATGGCCCCCGGCAGCGACCAGGGTCCCTACGCCGGCACCCCCCACGGTGTCGCAGGCAATGCCGTCTCCGTTGCGGGCATGCAGAGCCGCACCCCCTCGTCCCAGCAGACCTACCAGGAGACCATGCTCTCTGCGTCGGAGCTCCTCCCCAACGGGAAGATCGGTGCGGACTGGGCTGCCGTCAACCCCGTGGGCGCCGAGGACCTCAAGGGCCAGAACTTCCTCCAGGCGGGCTACCACTCCAATGTGAACGTCATCGGCACTTCGCAGACCAACAGGAACCCGAGCTACGACATCCGCTCTGAGCTCCCCAACCCTCAGTCTCGTGTCGGTCCCTTCCTGAACACGACCATCGACCCGGACCCCTTCAAGTCCACTCGCTCGCTCGAGGGTCTCGGGGCGTAAACTCCTTCTTCCAAACTAACAATGCTTCCAGTAGCGGGTGCGACATTGCTTGCCGCCTATGCTCTGACCGGAGGTCCGAGCAACACAGTTCGTATGAAAGGTCCGGATGGACATGAATACGATATGCAGGACCTTCCCGACAAGGACCGAGCCGTCGCCCTCATGGCGAAGATTCGGGCCAATGTCACCAAGCTCTACGAGTACTACAAGGCTGAACCCGCATTGGCCGCCGACCCCCCCGTGGGACGCTTTTTGGCCCGCTTCTCGCCCGATGTCTTCAGCGAGAACGACATGCGGTCTCTCGATACATCCTACTCCGAGAACAAGGGTCAGCGAGTTGTCGTCTGCCTTCGCGACAAGAATCGACCACCGCAGTACCCCGTGATTGATGAGAACACGGTGATGTTCGTCATTCTTCACGAGATGGCACACCTCATGACCGAGAGCATCGGACACCTGCCCGAGTTCTGGTCCAACTTCCGTCGCATTCTTGGAGACGCTGTTCGGGTTGGCATCTATCGCCCCGTCAACTACGCCCACACCCCGGTGCCGTACTGCGGCAAGGTAATTTCGGACAGTCCGCTATAACCATTTACAAAAAAGTAGAGAATACACAAGAAATGGGATACGAGGACTCAAAGATCTATAGACTTGTATGTGACGATGGGTGCTACTATTACGGGTCTACGATCACGACGTTGCGGGAGCGTCTCTGGCATCACAAGGAATCAGCAAAGACAATGACATCCAGGGTGTATTCCCATATCCGCACCATTGGATGGGACAAGGTAAAGATTGAGCTCGTGGAAGCTGTTTCATGTGCCAACCGGAAAGACCTGCGGATTCGGGAGAATGGATACATTGAGAAAGCAAGGGCAGATCCCGCATGTCTCAACACTCTTCGTGCATACACATCGGACGAAGAGAAGGCGGAGATGGAAAAAACGAGACAAGCGAAAAATGCCGAGCATCGGAAAGAGGTTGCTCGCACATACTACCACGAACACAAAGACACTATCAATCAACGTCAGCAGCAATATTACAAGGACAACAAAGAGACATTCAGCCAGAAGTCCAGAGAGTACAACGCAACACATCGGAGTGAGATTCAAGAACAACGGAAGAGGTACTACGAGGAAAACAAGGAACGCCTCTGCGCAGAGAAGCGCGAGTGGCGGGCGCAAAATCCCGAGCTCTTCAAACAGAAATCAAAGGAATATCGTGAAAAGAATGCCGAAAAGATTCGCGAAGCCAAGCGAAGGAGATACGCAGCAAAAAAGTCCGCCGAGGTCACCGACAGCCCGATTTGATGTCTCGACAGTGGATAAATGGCATTCGTGGCGCTGTCGTCTCTGCAGTCTCCTCCCGCGAAGGGTACTAAATTTGAACTGATCAAGTCCGACAAGGTCACTCGCGATGGCACGGTCAAGCCTGGAAAGGAGGGAGATGTCTTCGCGGCTACCTTCCAGTCCGTTGATATGAAAACTGGGTTGGTTACCTTTACCTTTGATGAGACCGGTCAGCCCCTTACAACGGGGTGGAAGGCAGGCGTCTACTGGGTCAAACAGCAGGACGGTGGTCGTCGTCGTCGCCGAGGGACGCGTCGTGCCCGCAAGACACGGAAGCACTAAACCTTCTCTAACCGAAACACAATGAAGACAGTTCCCATTGCCGGGACACTGAGGTCGGTGTCGTTCTTTGAAGACGATACGATAGAAACGGTACGACAGCTGATTGCCCTTGCGGTCGGCAGTCATCCCGACCGCCTGTTCATTGAGGTCAAGGGGTCCTTCTCCAAGGACACCTATGCGACAAGTCCGAAGGCATGGACGGACTTGTTCTTTCGCTTGTCCTACGACGGCAAGCAGATTCTCGCTCCGTCTCTCAAGACCTACGTGGAGCAGAAGCGTCCTGGTCTTGCGGTCTCGCCCGTGGATGTGAGCCAGGAGGACTGGGAGTCGCACATCGAATCCCTTCAGCCACTCTTCAGTCCCTCCTCCGACTTTGAGGAGTGGCGCATCCTCGGTGTCTCCGAAGCCAAGTCCGTTGTGCTTCCGCTGCCTCCTCAGGACCTCCGCCAGCTTCCCGCAACTCGCATTCCCATTCCCCAGAACCAGAGTCTGTTTGAGACCCTTCATCCGTACGAGGTCTCTGAGTTCCGTGTGACGGTGGTGGACAGCAAGCCGTCTGAGATGGTCAAGCGCGTCTACTTCCCTGCCCTGCGTCCCGATACGGCCATCAACATCGAGAGCCTTCGGGCAACTCTGGAAGGAAACCAGCGTCAGCTCCAGAAGCTCCTGGAGTTGGACACACCCAAGCACCAGACCACGGCTATCGTCCGGGCCAAGTGGTACATCCCTCTGCAGTCCACCCGGTTCCCCGCTCCTCGCACTCGCTTCGAACAGATCTTCTACGGCATGACGGTGACCGAGAGTCTTCCCTACATCGGCTACTTCACTGCGAAGACCGAGACAATGAGGCACAAGTTCTACGTGACCGACCCGAAGACCAAGACGCCTCTTCTGGACACCTCCATGTGGAAGGGATGGCTATCCACGACCCAACCGCAACGCCGTCGTCCGACTCTCCTTCTGTATCGGGGCAAGGCTCGGAACCTCTTTGACCGCATTGCGATTACCGACAAGGACATCACCATTGACGTGCGTCGTGAGAAGGACTCGACGTCCACGCTGGAGGAGCTTCGGGAGGAGATGCTGGAGTGGATGAAGGAGTTTGATGCTCTCCTGCCGTTTCTGGTTCAGTCGGACATTTCCGAGTCCAGGTGGGAACTCTCGGACCTCGCAGTGGTGGCGAGCTATTCCACGGAGATTCGCGAATTTGATATGCATCGGTTCTCCTGCCTTCAGACTCTGTTCGGACAGCAGGACGAGACCTTCCGCCTTCTGCGCGCCGAGCATTCCTCCGAGGACATCTCGCCTCAGGAACTCCAGGCCTTCCAGGTTCTGAACCAGGAGGATGCCGAGAGGAGCCCTGCCTATCTCGCAAAGGAGCTGAACCTCTCCGAGTCGCAAGCCTTGGAGCTCTTTCAGCGAGTGACCAGTCTGTCCGAGGACCTCAACCTGGAGCGATCCCTCAAGGCGTATCCCACTCTGAAGTTCTCGAACAAGGAGGTCATTCTCAAGTTCGTCACAAACCTGGAGAGGACCCTGAAGTATGCCGACATCCTGCGCTTCGTCCTGACCTCGGACAGCGAGGCGGTGGATGCGGTCTGCCCCCGTCGCATGGAGAAGGTGCCCGCCAAGGCCACCGTCCCCCAGCAGGAGCTCCAGATTGAATCTGAGTTCTCTGCGGACGACGACTTCAACGCACTGCTTGGATTCGGAGGAGAAGAACCCGAGGTCGTGCCGACAGAGACTCCTGTGGAAGCCCCTCGTCCTAAGAAGGTCAAGGTCACGTCCCGAGCCCAGGGAACCTACAACTACTTCAACAGCCGACTCCAGAAGTTTGACCCTGCGACCTTTGACGAGTCCTTCTACCCCAGCAAGTGCGACAAGAAGAAGCAGGTCATTGCCTTGACTCCCGAGGACAAGGCGCGAATGGGTCCGGAGTACGACTACTCGTCCGCTCCCAGCGGAGAGACGCTCGACCTTGCGGACCCCGACGCAACGGTCATCTGTCCGCCGTATTGGTGTATGCGGGATGAGATTCCCCTTCGCGAGGATCAGCTTGTGGAAGGCGACGACGGAGCGATGCACTGCCCGATGTGCAACGGCAAGGTTCGTGAGACAGAGACTGCGGACACTCTGGAGTTCCCCGTGATTCAGCGGGACGGAGACCACAAGTATCCCAACTTCATGAAGAAGCACTCGACCATCAACGACCGCAAAGTGCCCTGTTGCTACAAGTCTCCTCGTGCCGAAGCGGAAGTCATTGCTCCCAAGGAGGATGTGACCTATGTCCTGGATTCCACCAGTGCGAACGTTCCGGGTCTTCGCATGGTCTACCTGAGCCCCGAGTTGGCGTCCCGTCTCCAGGTGAAGACAACCTACGAGACCAGTGTCCGCAAAGGTCGTCTCATGGCGGGAGAGACGGATGTCTTCCGTGTAGGACTGGGTCGTCCGTCCAAGACACTCCCCGTCATCCTGGGAGACAAAACGCAGGTCAAGCGTCCTCGCGACGCAGAGGAGAATGTCAAGCGGTGCTCCTTCTACCGGACCTGGCGGGGTCGTGCGGACGGGCACGAGGACCGCATCATCGCGTCCATTGACGACGCCTACGAACAGGGGAAGTTGTCCATGCTGGAAGAAGTGGAATACGTCACCTCGTTCCTCAAGTGCGAAGTCGTTCTGGTGGACATGGAGTCCATGCAGGTGAGCTGTGGGTTCTGGTCGGAGACTCTAGGAGCTTCCAGTCGCACCATCGCAATCCTGGGGAACACCATCCTCGCCAAGGTGGGGCGCACCAAGACGGGATCGGTCACCAAGCCCGAGTATGTCGCAGACCTTCGCAAAGAGCCGTTTCGGGACACCCTCAAGCTTCTGCGGGAGCTCCACACCAAGGCCTGTGCAGTCAATCTCCCGGGGTTGGAAGACGCAATCCGGGAACTCCAGTCCAAGAGCCAGACCTCCTACCAGGTCATTCTGGATCCCTTCCAGCGCATTCAGGCTGTGTTTGTCCCGAACAAGGTGGTGCTTCCCATTCAGCCGTTGAATGCCAAGCCCGACGAAGGAGTGCCTGTGAAGGACGGATACAAGGACGTAGAGGATTCCGAGTTGCCGACACTGGAACAGCAACGTGCCTTTGTCCGAGCCTCTCGTCATCCAGGCTTCCGCATCGTAGACGAGTCCACGAACATCGTCGGTGGACTGGTGGAGCTCCGCATGGCCTCGGGGTTTCGTGTGCCCGTTCAGGTTGCCCGTCCGACAGAGCCTGCTGCTCCCAGCGAAGTCGTAGAGACTCTGCGCCGGGATGGCGAAGAGCAGCTTGTCGAGGGAGAGGTCAACGAGGAGGACAAGAAGATTGCCCAGGACATCCTGTATGCCTCTGAGATTCGTGAGTTCCTGTTGTTCAGTCTCTCCAAGGACATCCAGACCGAGGACGAAGCAGACCTGCGTCGGTCCATTGAACAGAGAGACCCCAATCTGTATCTGCGTCTCAAGGCGTGGTTCAAGGAGAACGCCTACGCCGACAGCACCGAGTCGCCGGTGGAGTTCGTCAACAAGGTCCGCACTCCCTGCGGGCAGTACACGGACAAGAAGGCATGCTCCAGTTCCAGCCTCTGCGGGTGGCACAAGAACACCTGCAAGATTCGGGTCAAGCCAGTGGTGGACAAAAAGGTGGTCTTGCGAGACCTGGCAAGGACGCTTCTCCGCAACGACAAACAGCGTGCGCTGGTTCTCGATGGGCGTCTCTCGCCGTTCTTCTCTACCGTCTTGTATCTCGAAATGCCTCACGAATGGATTACGACATCTGTTTAATCCGATTTGACCTTCTGATAGCCCAAGTCTGCGACGCCTGCAAAGGGAATGTCTGATCGACCAAAGAGGGCGTTCATCAGTTTCACTTTCAGCGGGATGTGGATCTCAGTCGCAGGAGGTGCCTTCTTCCACGGGTTCGTGACGATCTCACTGCATCGCCTACACTGGAGCGTGTACTGATCCTTGAAATCAGTCAGGTGGAACTCTCGACCACACGTGTGGGTCATGTGCCTCGGAGGACGGGGCATCCTGTTGAAGGTATGAGGGATGTACAGAGGATACACCAGCATTAGGTTCGCTTAGCCTTCCGTGTGAAAATCCCCTTGCGTCCCTTGCGCGGCTTACGCGGCTTGCGCGTCTTCCTGCGACGACCCCCGACTGGAGGACGAGGCATCCCGCTGTTCATATCGTTCAACTTCTGATCCGCCGCATAGTTCAGCTGGCTAGGACCCATCGTTTCAATTCCAGGAACATCCCCACCACGATATCCCGCTTCCTTCATGAACATCACTGCGTTCTTCAACATGTCTCGTGCCTTCCCCAGCTGTTCCTCCGTGATGTCCATCCGACGCGAAGAATCGGTGATATCCTTCACATCCCGGAGCGTCGCGACGATCTGGTCGTGGATTGTCTGCGGCGCCATTGTCTTTCGACACCAAAAAATCAGCTGGGAGCTCCCAGATGATGTTTGGACTAGCAGTCTGTCGTTTCGATCGACAGTCCTCTCGGTGAACACCGAACACAGTGCGCCGATACTATGACACACCATGCCCATATGAGCCGAGCGCTCTTCCGCTGAGCTAGACTGCTTGGTGAGGAAT